TATTGGCTCCTGCATTTATAACATAACTGTCCACAGCATGGATGTCTGCAATACCTGTGCCAAGACAACCACGACGTATCTGTGACAAAATATTGCCATTCTTTTCAAAATAGTCAATACGCTCATTGTTGATGATCACCACTCCGGGAATTCTTCTACTCGGTATAGGATCAGATAGTTCACTACTATCAGTGACTTCAATTTCAGTGTCATAATAGGTCAGTGCTTTGGCTAATCTAATAGTTTTGGATATTGAGTGCCGTTTGTAATGATAGTTATTAAGCATGTCTTTGAAAATTTCAAATGCACGATTTGGTTTATATATGATGTTGCCAAACTGCACTATTTTTATAAGATCGTTGCTGGTTGAATCTTCTGTGAAATATATCACTGATCTCGGAGCATCTAATCTGTAGTCTGCGTCTTTGGTCAGACGTTGACCATTTTTGTACACCCAAACAAAATTCTCATCTATGGGCTGTCTTGGCAATTGGTACTGTACTCGACCTCCGGTATATTCATCTGTAATCATATTCAGTGTAGGATATTCACTGAAGCAGATTATCTGTATATCATCATTGAGAGACAGATTTACTGTGGCAGGAATTACCAGATTATTTCCAACTATAGAATATTCGGCTCTTACATTAGTCTCTATTCTTATAACATCGCCTAGTGTGAGATTTTCTGCAGGAATGTTGATTAAATTTGCATTTCCGTTATAGGTAAAATCAATCACAAACTGCTGTAGCACTTCGTTGATATAGACCTTTATGCCACCTGACGTGATAGTTCCAATAGACTCTGCAGGATCTACTCCTAGGGTGATATTATTGTTTGTGCCGTCATATACGAGATAGGTAGTATCGATCCCCTGCAAGAAAGTTCCATTGACATTGACCAGCACCGAAGATATTTCAGATGACCTCTGTAAATTAACAAATTGATCTACAAGAATACTGCGAGTACTGCCGTCAAATGGCACAGTCTGTTGATTTATTCTAACAAAACTGAGATTGTTAGAATTTGAATATTCACTGGATTCAAAACATATTATTTTTATTACTTGCCTAAATCCAGGAGATATTCCAAATTGAACCATGGTTTTATTTTCAACACTGATAAAATCAGAGCTGTTTACAAATCCGGTATCTATTTCTTCGCCATCTAGCGTGACCAGCACTGCTGAAGTCTGCGCATACTGAGCATTGGTTAAAAATAAGTTTGTTGTACCGTCGGCTACAAATTCTTGGTAGTCAATTATGCCAATACCTCCTATGCCTATAGATACAATTTCTATTATATCGCTGATTGCAGGAGCAAGATTAAATTCAATTTCATTTTCCACAAAATCAATACTAAAATTAATAGTGCTATCTCCAATATATTCCTGTTTGATCTTATTCACATACACTGTGACTGCTTTAGATTCTACTATGGTAAGTCCGATCTTGAATCTACGAGTTGATCCGTCACCTATGTATCCACGGTGTTGTAAGGGAGCGGCTCCTGGATCAGTTTTGTTAAAAACTTTTATACTCACACTATCTAGAATTTGGCCCGGAACATTTTCCTCAGGTGCCGGCACTTGATCCGGACTGACAAATTTTTCGCCATCTATCACTATTTCTTCTGGAGTCATTCCAGATGCTGAAACATAGGCACCGCCTATATTGGCTAGTGTGCCCCCACTAATCCTAGTGTCTAAGAGATTTACGTCACTGATTGTTACAGATCCGTCGCTGTCTAATTTTCTAAAGATCAACGTGTCGCCAGGCTGAGTACTCAGATATCTGTGTATTTCTATAATTTTTGTAGAACCATCGCCGATAAATGTTGGCATTTCTGCGTTGGCATTTGTGCGCACACTGGAATCTAAACTAGGATCGTACAATGGATCGTCGATTCTAATAGGTCGATTAGTTCCTGATCGTTGGATATAGATTGATATTGGCTGATTGTTTTCCGGAGTATAAGGCAAGGATACAAATGTTGTGCTACCGTCTGCAACATAATAAAAGTCATTGCTGGATTCTACACTGTCCCAACTGTCAGTAAACCATGGAAGAGCATCCCAACCTCCAGTGACTTCAAAGGTGGTACCCTGAACTTGTACACCTCCAAAATCTATACCGGTCATTAGCTGATCTAATTCTTGTCCTTTCATACCACTTGTAGGGGCATAATATTTGTTGATTCTATCAATGCTGTCTAATAATAGATCATTTTTTTCATAGGTAATAACAATGATATCTCCGGCCGCAGGCGGTATATAGAATTTTATTTTTCCTTTTAATAAACCATAGGTGTCCGTACTGGATGTGTAAAGATTTATTTCATATTCTGTGTTCAACACTGTTTGATTATTTTTTATCACTGAAATCTTGGTTTTATCTCTAGTAGGTGCATAGATTAAATTGAAAATTGCACTTGAACCAGTGGCTGTAAACAACTGAGTATTTGACAGTTGACTATACGTTCCTGTTTTGTTGGTTCTGTCAAATCTCATGGTAATGTCAAAAGATCTTACCTTGCTGTTGCCCAGCACTGCGGCTGCATTTGCAATGTTGACTGATGCTCCATTCCCGCCAACAAGACTAACTACAGGAATACCGGTATACCCGGATCCTTCAGTAATGATTTGTATGCCCGATACTCTGCCGTTGGAAACAAATGCCTGTGCTGTGGCTCCTGATCCATTGCCTTGAATCAGTACTGTGGGAGGTGAAGTGTAGTCACTACCGCCATAGGACACAGAAATAGCAGTGATAGAATATCCTTTGTTTTCTTGCCAAGACTTCCAAGGATATTCATCAAATCTATTATAGTATTGATTTACGGGTAGTATTTTTCCATCCCTAACCGAATAGGCAGGTGGCAGGTCAAAGTCAGAAGTTGCAGCTCCATTGATCTCAATATTGGTATATCTGCTGGTATATTCTCTAATGCTGGTTCTATAAGGTTTTACTTCTTCTATGTACTGTTGAAAACTTTGTAGATTATCATTCTTGTAATTTTTTCGTTGTTCTAATGCACCAACATTATGTATGGCGTTTAAGAAGCTGGTCTTAAATGCCCAATCAATGTAGGTCTGTTCTGAGAAAGCATACTTGATGGATGAGAAGAACAACTTGTTCCATTCCACTGTGAGATCGTCAACAAAAATATTTTCTTTGGCAGCTTTGAGAATAAATCGTAGTTCTTTGGTTGGTTGAAGATCGTACAGGGCAGCATCATAGGATCCTACATTGTCATAACCCAAACTGTTGACCAGTCTATTGTACAATATATCTTTGATGTTGATCGTGCCGCGCTGTTTGCCTACAAGATTGTAGTTGTCTAACAGAGTTCCTTGCCCCTGTTCAGTTCTTGCTAACACTGCCCAGCCGCCAATAGAATATTCTTTTATTCTAATCAAATCTCCCACCTGGGTCTCTATAGAAGGTTCTTGATAGATGTTGCCAATTTCTTTGATTATTCTTGAGCTCGGAGAATATCCCTCAGCCCACCAATCTATAAATTCCCAATAGACAGTGGTATCATAGCCCTGAGATTTACTGCGGTAGAAAATCCTACGTTGTTGATCCCAACCATAGATGCTCCAAAATCCACTGGCTGTGCTGTCGTTAACCAATAACACCGAAAATGGTCTGATTTTCACTATGGCGGTGGAATATTTTCTTCCTTTTGATGTTACTGTTATAGAGTTAACCTTGCCCTGAGTGTTAAGTGTTATCACTGCTGTGGCACCAAATCCATCTCCTTGGATTTGTACATATGGCACAGTTCTATATCCAAATCCTGGATCTACAATATCAATGGTATCAATTTCACCGTTTATAATATTCGCAGAAAATTCTGCTTGTCGCACTTTTACAGTGCCCACTTGCTCGAGATCGATATTAGTGTCAACAATAACGTCGTACTGATTTAATGGCTCCCCGGGGATAGGATCTAATTTATTGAGATTTTCAAAGTTGATAGTATCTGCAAAAGGTCTAGTCAATAAAATATTATTGATATTATCGATGGCAATTTTTAATGCTTTGTCTCTGTTCACAAACATGCTTTGACGAGGTCTTACGCTGAGTCCGTATTTTTTCTTTTGGGGAAGTTTTGGATCTGGAACTGTGTTACCGGCACGATCTTCACCCACAAGACTATCCAACCATTTTTCTTCAAGCGTGGCTGTGGGCAGGCTGTCAGCAACACCGTTGGTCAACAATTGGTATTCTCTGTGAACTGCATTCAATTGCTTGCGATTTTTAATGTATTCAAAATTCATTAACACAGTATCGGTGCTTATCACAGTAGGCAAATTATAAGCTAAGAATTTGTCCTCACCTATCACTGCTATAAATGCGGCGCCCGAACCTATGGGATTGGCAATGGCCGACTGTATAGCACTGGCTGAAATTTTTCGCTGAGCCAATGACGGCAAGGTAGTTTTAAATTTAACCCAATAATAGTGTAGTGTTCCTGTGGCAAGACCAGTATTGGGGTTGAAAAATACCTTGGTATTGTACACAGTGTCATCTATGAATTTAGGCTGACCGGATATTCCCTCTGCAAGACCTTCCACAGTGTCTGCTAAGATACTCCATTCTGATGGCAGCAATGGACTTGCCACCCATTCGTAGATATCTATAGAAGATCCTACTACCTGTGAATTCCAATTGCCGATTCTATAGGCAAAATCATCTTGTTCATAATTCAAATATTTTACTGTACTAAGGTCCCACCATATCTGTCCCACAGGTTTTTCAAACCATGCCTGAGTTTCATCTATGACTTGTTCTTCTGTGGCAGTGATATAGATTGCAGGATCATACACGGTTTTGAAACTGATTTCCTGCTCGGCCTGTCCTAGTATTTTTAGTTTATATCCATCCACAATATCTAGATCAGTGATTTTTATGTTGTTGACGTTGTCAAATAATTCAATGTTTTGCAATAGATCAATATCTATAAGTTTGCTTTGTTGACCAATAGTTTTAAAACTTTCTGTATCAGTAGATGTCTTGAACAGTCTTACTCGTCCTGCTGGAGCACCATCAACTTGATAAGTGGGTGATCCTACCACAATGATTGAACTGGTGGTATCAATGGAGTACCCGAATGATTCTCCTGACTGAAACTCAGCTTCTAGTTTTTCTACCAAGAAATAACCGGTGTCTTTTCTTTGAAAGACATAGACCTGTCCAGGAAAACCTCTTGGATCAGAAAATGTAGTTCTGCGTTTGTCAAAGGTTGTGAAATTAAATTGCGTGGTAATAGAGTATGCTGCATTCTTAGCAGCCACTACAATTTTTTCTGTAGATGGACTTATAGATATACTGGATCCAAAATATTCGTTATTAAAATATTCAAAACTCTGTAATTTTTGTTTCAATCTAAATTGACGCACAGAGGAATCGCTGTCAAATTTAAACACATAGGCAGCGCCTTGATTCTGCTTGGTAATGTCTGCTAACGGACTACTGGCCACAATAGTAGTGGCAGCAGCGTCTATGTCTATGGCAAATCCAAATTGATCTCCAGACGCTATTATTCCACCGTTGCTGGTATCGTTGATATCTGACAGTGATTCTGCAGTGATGGTTTGTAACAAAGAATATCTGTTAGCAGTATCTCTTTCATATATAAAAATTTTGCCTGTGGATGGTGATGCACTGTCGCCTACATTTGACCAAGGCAATCCGTTGTCTGGATACTGTGCTAGACTGGTTATAGATGATGTGGTTGCATCTATCAACCTGTGGTATCCGCCCTGCCATTTGACCACATCACCTTCTGTATATTCCTGGTATGGATTCCAATTGCCTCGGTAGTTGGAAAAATACTGTCCGTCTGAATTAGGTGCGCCTACAACTAGAACTGCACCGTCTCGACTCATGGTCAAACTTATGCCAAATTGGTCTCCGTCCTTGACCAGTTCTGCCAACTGACTGGAACTTAGCAGGCCTTCTGCAAGTGTTGATCCGTCATCATCCATGGCCACATTTGTTGGCAATGAGCATTGTGTGGACACAGGATCTAATTTTCTCCAATTAGTTAACACGGTGGGCAATATTGTGCCGCCTTGATTGTCAACTACAGATTCATACAAATCTCCCTGATACCATACTATCGATCCGGCTGGGTAGAATACTAGGGACGACGATTGATATAACCCTAGATACTTGATGTTTTCTAAATGTTGCCATTCTGTGCCGTTGTAAAAATATAGATACACTCGGCCTCGACCTGTATTGGCGCCTAGTGCTGGATCGCACAACGACCCCACTGCTGACACTGCCATGTAATAGGTATTGCCGGACACCCCAATCGAAATTGCACTGCCAAATTGTTCAAATGCTGCTTGGCGGGGACTCACAAAACTATGAGCAATTTCCCACTGTCCTTGAGAATATCTATACAAAGAGATCATGCCCTGATCTGTGAATCCATTTCCTCTTGCTGCAGGGTTGGCGTTGACTATAGTGGCTGGTTTCCAATCTTCACTGTTGAAATTTATAGAACTGCCATCTCCTACACTGATGTTATTCACAGCTTCCCAAAGTTTGCCCTGATACAACACAGTTTCGCCTACAAGATAACTGGCAAACTGATTCAACTCACCTAGGTATCCACTTTTTACGCCATTGGCGTTTGGTGAGCCAACTGCTAGCCATCTATGATCAGGACTTACTGCCAATACTTTACCAAATGATCCTAATACTGCTGTCTCAAAATCGTCGGGTGGAGGTACTATCTGTTTCAATATTAATTGTGATCCGGCGGTCTGTGTTGTATAGATCATCACGTATCCAGAGTCTGGAATACTGGTGGCAATTTGTTTAAGACTGTCCAAATACAATACAGCAGTACCTGTGCCGAGAGGCGCGGTAATTCCGTATTCTGCAAATTCAAAGGTTGAATATTGTTTGGTTTTTTCTATGACTTCCCATTTGTTGTCGCCATTGTTGTCCACCCATAGTTTTGATCCAAGGCCAAGCAGTGCCGTTTTTTGGTCATCTAATTGTGCATATGTTTGGAATCTCACTGTGGTAAAAATACCCACCACTGACGAGGTGCTGTCTTCTATTGCTGGAACATCTGTAGACGATGGTGCTACAATAATGGTATTGCGTGTAACTGCTGTAATTTTGAAAAACCCATTGAGATTCAACACATACGTGATGCCTACAATATCATCAACTGCAAAATTATGCAGTCTTTCAAAAGTCAGTTCTATTTCAGTTTCAGATAATTTTTCAACTCTACTGATTCTCAAAGCTAATTCTTCGTTGTAACGCAACACCGTCCACGAAGCCTTATCAAACGTGATCCAAAAGTGTGTGTTGTCGAGCACTGTTCTAATATCTAGATTAAGAATGTCATTCTTGTTTTTAAGAATAAAATCTACATGTTTTTTGTTCACATACCCTGCAGACCTAGAGTCTCCATCGTAGTCGATCAATGGATTGAGATTAGTAACAAAGGGAGTATCGGCCAAAGTGAAGTTAGAGGATTTTATTCTTAGATATTGATCTAGAACCGTGCCCGCATCTTCACTATATGTAATTAATATAGGTTGTGGATTGATAGCAAAGGCATCTTTTTTAATTTCAAATTCGAATTCTTTGGTTTGAGCTGTGCCACCGTATTGAGCTATTTTAAATGCCCACTCTTCTTTTAGTACCACACTGTCATCATCCGTTCGACTGATTTTGTCAAACACCTTGACAATGGCATTGGCTGTGCCTTTTTCTCTTATGAATCCTTGATAAATTCGAAACTGTGTGATTTCGTCTTCGGCTAAATTTTGCAGATATTCTCTGGGTTGATATCCGATGGCATGTCTTGCAAGATTACGTTGGCTGGATCCGACCCCGTCAGTGTTTACTTCATAGTAGTCTTCGAATTGATTTATTCTATAATCAAAATTTGGAACCAAAGATTTAATTGGAGTGGAGTCGAGTTTGGTCCACCCAGCATCTATGAATTCCACTGTTCCTAGTTGACTATACCTGCTGGTCCAATTGTATGATTTATAAGCAACAATATCACCAAGTTTATAGTCTGTGAAAGGTTGCCAAATTTGTATATTGACATTGTCAAACAAGAATCCAGGACTGGTATAATCGCCGTCCCAATCCACTGTGCGGAATCCACGGCTCTTGATGCGTTCCTGACGATATCCCGTGGGCTTGTCATAGATAACATCATTGAACACTGTGCGGTCATCAAACACAACCACATGTTCTTTGAGAACATAGTGTAATTTCAAAAAATAAATTCCTTGATTGGTATTGGTAGTTGATAGACTTATGGTTTGAAAGTCTCTGGTGACATTGATATTTTGAGGTGACAGGGGTGTGCCATCATCCTTAAGGACTTGATAATCATAAAAACTATCTAATACGTTGTCCGCTACTCCTACAGCAAAATTAATTTTCAATAGTGATGCTGACGGACTAAGTGTTAACAGCGATCCTTCGGACCAGTTATGCTGACTCCAGAACATGAATTCTTTAGCAGAGGTAAACCAGTCTCTAGCTGCTTGATACTGTGGATCGTAAAAATCAAAGATAAATCCCACGCTTTTGAGATATTCTTGATAGCCTAAAACAAAATCTATCACCTGTTGAATATCAGACACTGTTGTGCCATAGGATAATTTTCTTATTTTAAGTTTATTGAAATTTCTTCTTCTAAAAGCAGTGATTCCTCCAGTGATGGGAGCTCCTGCTAATTTTCTCCATGTTGCTGTGTTATCGACAGTTTCCTCAAATGCCGTGCCGCTGGTGTGACTGCGTATGCTGCGATAAAATTGATTTTGATGTCTAATTACTACTCCGTTGCCATAGAATTTTTCGCTTTCCCAGTCAAAGAAATTTTCACTGACTCCGCCTACCTGTATAACAGGATCACTTTGAGATTGTGACGCAGCATAGTAATTAAAAAAAGCATTAGAATTATCATAGCCACTGATCTTGTATCCTTGATTAGTTTTTTCTATAATTACTCCGCTATAGACAATAGTTGCAATTGGCGCACTAACATTAAAGATTATGTCATAATTTTCTGGTGGAATAAAAATACTACTAGAGGTAGAATTGGGATTTTTACTATCTAACACATATTTTTGTTGTGCTTGATCCACAAAACCCGACAGTCTATTTGATAGTCTTATATTGATATTTGATAATTTGTCTTCTAGATTAGCAGGGTCAGTGGCTGTGCTTTTTAAATAATTCACTACATAAATTACCAATCCTGACACTGGCTGATCTATAGTGGATTCATAAACTAAATCATCCATAGTCAAAAACATCTGCGTATTTGCATTAACTGTTTGGCCAAGAATATTTGTGGTTACTGCACTCCGATTAAAACCGTCTGCAATAAATTCTATGGGTTTTAACAATGCCAATACTGACATGATAGCAAATGGCCATTCACTGCTAGACCTCCATGCAAATTCTACCGGAGCTAGATCTCCAAGTTGAAAAGCTCCTTGATTATTGACCAATGAAAAATTGCCAGCAAGACCAGAATCTAAAGGGCTTAGTAAATTACCATCACCATCTACAGGAATGTGTTGCATTATCGACGGACGTTTATATCTATTTCTAATACCGGCTCTTTCACCTTGACGAATAATACCGTCACGCAGGTCTTCCCACAATATTAAATTGTTACTAGTATATGGTGCTGGTCCATATTCACTTTCCCACCATGTGGGTTTTTCGGAGAATCCCAGCATTTCCCAAGGCAACTGATGCGGTCTTGTTGTGTCATAAAACCACTGATATACTCCTCTCCAATAGCCCGGTAGATTGACTGTGCCTGTAGGATCAGTCATGTTGCTGTAGGTATATGTGAAAGAATTTTGAGAATTGTAATAACTGTTTTTTATGTAGTCAATACTGGTGCCCTGAATCCATTTTAAAAATTCAGCGTTTACAATACTGTCAACTTGAGATTTGTTATACTGAGAGTTTCCGTAATAGCCGCCAAGTATAAGATCAATGTCAAATACATTTTCTTTATATTCTTGTTTGATATTGTTGTAGATTCTGTATTCAAGTTCAAGTAAAACATCATCTCTAAAATCACCATAGGCCACAGTGATGCTACCATCGTGCCCTTGTATGACTTCTTGCGACTCAGCATAAGTGTCGTCTAAGAATTTTTTGGGTAGGTATTTTTTATATAATCCCAACTTGGTAGGAGTCGGTGGAATAAAATTCACAGCCGTGGACACATACTCTCTAATTTGAATTTTATCGTTTTCGGAAAGCTCAATTTTTAACTTTACAAAACCAAAAGTTGAATTAAACTCATAGTCTTTGTTGTGTAAAAGCTGTTGATTGTTGTAGTACACATAAACTGCTTGCGAACTAAGGGTAGCAAGATCAAATTTTTCAGACAGTGCAAATGTTTTAATTCCTGTGTCTTCTACTATATAATCTATTGTAGAATATGCACCGCTGCCAATCATGTCTGATCCAGCAAAAGGTCTAGTAGCGTTTTGTGATCTACTGATTTCTTCTAGTATAGAATCTACAAAATCTTTTGGAGTCTGATCATAGTACAGTTCATTGGCCAGCGTGATAAAACTGTTTTTAAAATCTGTATAGGCTTTTTTGGCATACTGTATAGACTTGATGATATTGATTTCTTTGTCGCACAACAATGCAATTGACAGTGGGGCGGGACTAGAGTGTTTTAGGAATCGTCTAGTAAGATTTTGAAATCCACTGATATCACGTAGATTATTACTGCCAGGATATTGTCCAACAAAATTATCTAACATTTCTAGTCCGCTAGAAATATGGTCAGATGCTTGTCCCAGTGTAAATGTTTTTATTCTTTCATTTAAAGGATTTTTTTCCAGGCCCATTGGTATTTCATAATATCCAAGATCAGGTACAGTATCTGCAAATATTTTAATTGTGATAACATCACCAACAGCAAAATTGTTTGTAAAAGTAAATGTGTTGATGTTTCTTGTATAGGTGTCACGTAGTTGTACACCGTTGAGGTAAAATAAAATCTTTGCTATCTTATCATCTGTAAGTGTGGTCCAATTGACCACTGCCGTAACAATTTCATTGGTACTAGAATTTACAGTAATTGTATCTATTATAGGTTGCACAACATCAGGATTTAGTTTTAACCAACCATTGTCATACTGTTCATCTGTGTTAAATTTGTAGAATCCCGTGGCTAGGTTTGTGTAATAAAGTTTCTTATCAATAGTGTAGTTAAAAACATCGTTGTCTAGATTCCAGGCAAACTGTATATCCCCAACATTGTCTATATTAAGATAACTGACAGCAAAGCCTAGTTCTTTGTCAACACCGCCTATACCTTGTTTGTAGCTGATGATTGGACTGCCAACAAACGAACTCACTGGGTATGAGTCAGCATCACCAAAGCTCACGGCATTGGCATCAAACATATCAAATAACGGGGCTTGATTGGTGCCTGTTTTTGTTTGACTCTTGGTCCAGTCAACGCCGTTGAAGTGATACATGAATCCACGATTTGCAAGGCCCCGTCTGATTAATACACATTCTCCCACTGTGGGATCTAGTTCTGTATTTCTTATCAAACTGATTTGTCTTGAATTGACATGTCTAATAAATTTCACTGTATATATTTGATTATTTGCCAACGTGTCAGTGTCGTTGGTTATCAAAATTCTAGCACCATCAAAAAGACTTTCACCATCGATGATATATCCGCTGCTGCCTTCTATAACTGAAAACACATCTGTGGTGAAATCGTCTACGTAATCCACTGCGGGCATTGCTAGTGATCCGTGATTGTACAATTTTAAATTTGATTTAAATTCTATAATTGGACGTTTTGCTCTAGCAGTTTCATCTGCCTCAAAACTGGATTGATTTAGACCATGAGCATAATCTAACACTGCTCTATGGTACCATCTATTGTATCTTGACCATGGATTAGAATCTACGCTAGCTCTGTTAATTGTGATATAATCTTTGTTGCCTGGAAATGCATCAGCGTCGTCGAACGGTTGAGTATCAAACCCGCCATTGTCGAATAATATTTCTGGGGAAGAATTTGCAAATGTAGCAGACACAACTAGGTCAGCAACATTGGTCAAGGAAATCTTTTCTCCTACACCTTCTACTATCCATTTGTTGTTCATAGATTGATTACTGTATTTTGCTGGTGATACTGTGCCAGTGAAATACACTATCATGCCATTACTGAAAGAGATGCCATTGCTGCTGGTATATGTGGTTTTGCCTAGAATTTCTTTTTCAATATCAATTTTAGTGTTGCTTTCAATGTTGGCAATGATGAATCGACCAAATCTATTTGGATCTGTGAAACTTTGATAGAACAGCACGTCAGGAGCATCTAAGGGCACAACAAAAGTTATGGTGCCATTTTCAGTTCCGTTGTTAGTCAGTCCTTTGGTGTAATCAAACGAGGTAGTCTCGTTAGCTGCATCAACAAACTCCCAATCGTCACTGTTTTCGTCTATAGTACTACCGTCTACAGGATTGATATTTTTTTTAGCCTTCCATATTTTACCATCAAACACTGTGAGCTGCCCTTGAACATAGGGAAACACAGGATTGTACTGTAACGTACCTGTGTCAACGTTGGTTCTGATAATAAACGGATTGCCCGGTGTTGCAACTTGGAATTTGTAGGTCTGTCCTCTGTACAGAGTGATTGCAGGATTATTGGTTAACCCATCTGGTGTGAATATAAAAACACTGCCCACACCAGGTCGAACACGATAGGTGCTGGTAATGTTCTGCGCCTGCCCAAGAATTTTAATCGGAGGCGGTCCTGCAGGCACCCAATAGTATTCACGATAATTGACCAACTTGTCCCATTCTATAGGGGGATTCCAAGTATAGTGATCCTGTGATACTATTAGATCGTCTCTTTCTTCGTTGTTATTGAAAAACTTTATTTGATTTTTAAAATCTATATAGTCCCAGAAGTCAGTGACCTTTTGATCTTTTTCAACCACAACTGCTGGTTCCAACTGATATCTGCTTCTTAGTGTTTCGTCACTGTCAAGGTATACGTCCTTAGTATTAAATGTTTTGCCGTATCTTCTACCTATATATCCAACTTTCTTTTCAAGTACACCAGGTTGAGTTAGAGTATCTAGTGTTGCTGCTAGAAATTTTTGGTTTGCTTCCGTTTGAAAAATTTGTGGAAGCAGTTCAGAAGTTTTTCTAATAGGTAGTCCACTGTTGGGAAATATTTTATCTGCCATTTTTTATGCTCTTATTTTAATAACTATATCCGCTGCCACCTGATGAGCTGCCACCTGATGAGCTGCCACCTGATGAGCTGCTACTGCCAGATGAGCTGCTGTTACCTGATGAGCTGCTGCTACCTGATGAAGTACTGGTTGACAAACTAGTAGTAAAAGTTGTAGAATTATTAATGACACTATCTACAGAGATTCTAAGTTCAGAAGCAGAAATTGCTGTTACAATTTCTATATCATCTACTGTAGCACCGCTCACAAAAATTTCATCAACTCTGCTTTGTATTTCAAACAGACTGCCAAATGCCTGTGTAATTTGTCTTGGCAGAATTATCATGTTGCTGATGTCAGGAGCTGCCGTGTTAATCACATATGTGATCAATTCACTAACGTAAAATCTATCACCAAAATCCCAATTATTGATATCAAAGAATTCATTAATTGCATTGACTATTTTAACTTTTAAATCGCTGTCATTAATTAATTTGTTTACATTTTTTACTATTTTGAATTTTGCTTGAAATTGCACGTCGGCAGTTGGTCCAAACAATACCTTGTAGGCCACGGGATGATATATTATTTCGTCTGATATAGATTTAATCAAATCTAAATTTGACCCAAATGCGATTCGTAGACTGTCACTGTTTGGTTCATCTGGTTTTATAGCAGCACCGGCTAGATAATTCCTAAATGCAGTGTTATAACTTCGTGTCAAAAGATATACATCAACAATGTTACTAGAACTGGGATCAATTCTACGATCAACATTGGCATTGTGAATGTACTGGAATTTAAGTCCTGCTCTACCGTAATTTGCAGTATATGAGCTGTCCAACACCAAAGTATTAGTAGTTCGATCAACTCGCTTAATTACGTTTTCATTGCTGTCATAGAAGTAGATCAGTTGACCTTCGAAATAGTCATTGACATTAACTAAACTTTCTTTCTGTACAATAACAATGGCATTATCAGTATTATCCACATATTGTTTGATTTTATTGCCTGCTATATCTACAGATTCTTGGAAGAATAAAAATTTCAAATCAAAGTCTAGTCCCGCTACCTGTTCAAATGCTTCGGGATTATCAATGACTCCGTCACTGTCAGAATCGTAGAATTCAATTTTTATTTCTTCTGTGCTTTGATATCCGTCGTCAAAAGTAATAGCATCACTGATAGCAAAACTTATATCTTGTTTTAACGGGTTTAAAAGATTACTATCAGAGTTAATACCTAAAATTTTAATTTGATCTTTGACTACATCACCGGTTTTACCGTTATAGGTTTTTTGTGAGCTATCATAGTAAAATCTGTTTTCTTCTATGCTGCCGAACACATATTCTAAACCACGTATTCTAACAAAGTATTCATCTGCCTGTTTGACAAATGCAATAATCCATGACGAATCCAAATTTTGACTGGTTGTGTCGCCGCTTTTACCAAGACTGAAATCATTAAGAAGATTTAAATCAGCAGTAGCTACTAATTTCCAAGCTGCGTCAATTACTGAAAAACGTAGACCAAAATTAAGATTGGCCAGCATGAGATTAATCATCTCGTTTTCTATTCCGCTAGGAAGATTATTAACAAACTTAGCCACTATCCTAGTAGCAATAGCTTCTGATGGTATGATGTCACTGAACTGCACTGCCCCTAATCCAGACGCTAGAATTCCCACTCCGGCATTGGTACCATCACCTGTGATTTTTATAACTTTGGTCCATAGTCGATCTTTCTGTTCAGGATCGGTAGCATCGGTAGTAACTAATTTGCCACGTCTAAAAGACTGGCCAGTTGGTGCTGTGAATTTAATTAGTGTACCCGGGGTGATGTATTGCAATGTGCTGGTGGTATATGACCCAACTTTTAAAATTGTACTATCAATGAAATTATAAAAATATCCGGTAGAATTATTCACGTCTGTGGTTATCTGTTTCCAACGATAGTTTGTGTCACTAAACAAGATCTTGTCAAATTTAGTCAGATAAAAATTGTAGGTATCTGCAGAAGTGAAAATAGGTTCAATGCTGTTGCGTATAAAATTAATAATATCAATTCTATTTGTAAATTTAAATGCCAATGATTTCTCAATGTTTTGTTTATAAATGAGTCCATCGGCAGCAAATACATTTATACTAGAATACTTCCCGCTGGCATCAATCAAATCATAGTTTCTACTAATTCCACTTGATACTCTATTAATTGCTTTTACTTTGAGAATATTCTGTGAAGTAGATAGTGGAGCAAGATTATAGTCTTCTCCTGTTATCATCCTATTTTGTGTGTAGTATTGAGCAGGGGCATTTGTTCTAATTGAAGCTACAGACTCACTTGGAGAAGATGAACTTACAGTAGACTTGAGACTCATGGTCAATGTCAGTGTATGGCGGACTCCTGATTTGCTAACATAGGGCACAGCAATACTGATACCGCGCATTTCGTTTGGTGCTATTTGATAGCTAAGACCATTGCTGGTTCTATAATAGGTTCGAAACGGTCCTTGAGGCAAATTACCATATACTCCGTCTGAAAACGCTAGATCAATTCTATCGTTTTCTTTTGTGATCACTGAATATATATTTCTAATATTGCTATTAATACTGTTGTATGATATGTTATTGCCTATGAGAGTAGATACCTTGGTCCATTCGTTTAATTGTACACCTGCTGAATCCAATGCAAATAACCATACATCGTTGTTATTAATGTTGTTGCTGTCCACAGCAATTAATTCGTTTGTGGCTGGGATGTCGATTGAAAAATCTGCCAACTGCAAACTGCCTTGTTTGAACATTAGGTAAAATCCAGTGTTGACACTGGTTCCACCTTTGCCATCATTTCTATACACAAATCCCAATTGATTGCCAGGAACTGGGGATTCTTCGTAGATTTCTTCTTTGCCTTTGAAACTGGTACTAACTAGTTCAAATGTCATTTGACGGCCTGCTACTACTTTACTGTAAGTGAAAATAGGCACATCGCTCGACGATGTTCTAAATCGATATTGTTCTGTAGGTATTCCGTCGATTGTGGCGGATCCCTGACTACGACCAAATGCTGTGTTATCTGTCATTGCAGCGTTTAACACTGTGACAAATTGTTCTACCCAGTTTTGGTTAGTTGGATCATTCCACACAATTGTTTGTTGCGCTAGATTCTTACCGTTGTTGTCTAACACACTTTCAGTAGTGCTGATGGTGTCAAATTTCAACAGACCAGTCGACGGCAAATTACGCTTGGCATTATAACTCAACATTTTAGACAGTCGTAAAACACTTTCTTTACGTTCTGCTAGTTCTATAAAATTTTCGCGGCTGGCTAGATCTATTCTAAAAGCTAGGCTCTGTCCTAGAAAAGCAATAGCATCGATTAACGCAAGATATTCACTGCTTTCAATGTAATCGTTAAAATCTTCTGGATAGTTTTCTCTGAAATAGGCAATGATGACTCTACGAAGATTTTCAAAATCGTAGCTTTTGAAATCTGCATTTTGAAAAGTCTGGTATATTCTAGTCCAGTCTTCGTTCAATATCAAGTTGTTTTGTCTAGACGTTGTGGTCATTTTGCTATCCTATCATGTATTTAACTAATAAAATTAACTGCTTACTTAATAATATTATTTTGTCGATCAAAATCAAAAGTCATTCGTTCATTGATATTAAATGGAATGTAAGTGATATCTGCTTCTATTCTGATACCCATGTCTGTGCTGTCTATAATTACTCCATTAATTGCAATACGTGGATCATAATTAATGATCTGTTCAACATCTTCTGTAATAAGTTTTTTGACTTCTTCAGTGAATTGTTCGAACAACAGATCCCAGATGACTGTGCCAAAATCAGGATTCATTAATTTCTCACCTTTTCGAATATAAAAATGATTTATGATATCCTGTTTGACCAGATCAATGTCATAGAGTTTGAAGCTAGATTTGGTTTCTTGAGAACTAAAACCCTTGTAGGTAAATGCTGCGGTGCTGTTGGTACCGGTGCTGGCGGTGAACGCAGCCACTGATTTCTTGTTATATATTTTTGCCATTTTATGTATCCCTATCAGTGTTTTTTGGTGTCAGCAGTGTTGGCGCTTGATTCTCATGCAATGCCCACGGTTCGTGCATAGGAATTCTTTTCATAATACTTTCCAATGTTCCGTCGGAGTATCGTTTTTTATTTCCCCAGGTCGAGCTAGAACTAGTTTTAATATTAGCATGTGTTAATAGCAATTCTGCTAACGCAGCATCAGCGGCCTCGGGCGCAGCTGGTCCATTAAGGTTAATGTCACCGCCTGAAATTGTTGTGTTTGCAGCACCAACAGAAAAATCGCCGCCTGCAGTAATTTTTGCTGCGCCGCCACTTTTAACATCAAGTGTTCCGCCGGCTGTGAGGGTATTATTGCCTGTGGTATTTACATCTAGATTTCCAGTAGTGGTTATAAGTCCGTTGGCTCCAACTACTATTTCTAAATTAGTTGCAATGTCTGCATGTAATCTACCTTCTTCTGCTCTTAAATTTATGTTTCTTCCAGCTTCAAAATTAATATCTCTATCAGCACGAAAATTTAAATCATTCTCAGTGTGTATACTAATGCTGTCTTCTGCATAGATATCTATTTTTCCATTACTGGTTAATTCTATCCAAGTGGTACCGCGTGAATTGCCTATGTAAATTAAGTCTTCACTGTTGTGCAAAAGGATTTGGTGACCAGTGCGGGTGCGAACTCTAAAATATTCATTAAAAGGAATGTCTACGTTGCCTTTTTCTTTTTTTGCAATTTCTGCATATTCAACTGGGCCTTCACCTGCAGACTTTTTTCTAACAAAACGATCATCACCGTCATCCATTACTAGTGTAGTACCTCCAAGTCTACTGGCTGGAAGTTGCACAGGACTTTTGCTTTGCGGACTGCCTATGAATTGTTTCTTGGCATTAGCGCCTCTATCAAATGGACCGGGAGTTGAGATACCAAATACTGAATTAGGTATCATGCGTCTACTACTTGATGTGGTTATTCCTCTAACATCATCCTCTAACAGTCCTTGTTCTAAAAATCTGTCAGCTATAGGGTGGATGGCTTTTTTAATTTTTTCAGTGTTGGTACCTTTTTCAAGAGTGTTGGCTCTTCTATTAACTTCTGCCACAGGCAAAGGCAACGTGGTATCATATTTCTTTTTCTGTTCTGCGGTGGCTTCAAAGGATGCTGATGCTCCTATGGCCGGAATCATCTGGTTCATAAATCTACCGGGCACACAGCCTATAAAATAACCTTCAGATGCTTCGCCATTCACAAAGACCACCAACACCGTGGTACCTACTTCCACTGTGGGGAACCACATGCCATAGGTTTTTTGTGTGTCATTGAAATCAGCCACATTTTGACCCATGTTTTCATATGCAGTAGATCCATAAAAGGGACTGGCATATTTGACACCATAGCTTTGTCCGCTGTCTCCAATATCGTTGCCGGTTTCTCTCAACAGAGTAACTTCAAGCCCGCACATAAACGATGGGTCAAGATAACCAACCACCTTGGCCATCATTATACCTGTGGGCAGTTTGGCACCGCCAGGCGTTTCAGGTGAGCGTTTTTCTATTGTCATTTATTATCCTGGGAAATCGCCAAGGTCGGCGTTGTTTTGTGCTAGTTCTTCATCTGTATAATCAACAGGACCATTCTTGGGTTTTTCTTCTTTAGTGGTATCGTACACTGATGAATTTTCTGCGGAAATTTTTGCTGTACCTACATAGTCGATATCTTGTTGTGGTTGACGAGATAAATCTAGAGTCTGTTGAAAAGTTCCTCCGGAAAATTTGCTCTCCACGCCAGTGACCTTGTAAATTCCACTGAACGGAGTTACTTTTCCACCGTTGGGAAAATTATACAATCCGCCTTGTCCTGTGGTGCCAAGATTGGGTTCAACGGGATTGCGCCAAGTGATATAAATGAATATCTCACTGCCTTCCCAATTCATAGATGCGTCTGCCTTGACTTGCTTGTTGGGACCTTCTTCTGCAAAATAATTTGAATTCAGCCCGCTGTCAGAAAGAAAATACAAATCCCCTAGGATGTCTATTTTAACCGTGACCATGTCTTGACTTCTAGTAAACGATTGATTAAAATTATCTGCTACCATTTGTTCAACTGTTTTTTCGCCAGAGGCTGACGGAAAAGTCAATAAAGGATTTGGTTTGGTGGGTGCAGATCCAGTCACTGCCAAAGAACTTTCAGGAGCAACACCTTTTTTTAATCTGCCCTGTTGTGTTTTTTCTTCAGCAGTATCAGCAGTTTCTTTGTTGGCAATGTTGGCATTGTTTTGTATGGGAGTAGGAGAGATTCCTGTGAAAAATTGTCCGTTAAATTGCAGGTCAAATTTTATTATATCATTGTTTTGACCGGTGAATAAGTAGTCATATCTCTTGGCAATTATTCTTTCTAATGCTGCTTGACCAGGGGTGGCCGAAGTGGAATTTTGAAAAATAGCTCCGCTGACTTCAAATGGCACAACCCTATAGATATACTTCCTTGCTCGCATATTTCTAAGAGGATCAAACTCCAACAATTGAATCTGCACATCAACCCTAAACCAATCAACCTTGCCGTTTTTGACAGCTTCCTCTTTCAATCTTGAAATACAATATTCGCTGGCCAACATCACACGCTGGATTACTTCTGTGATCCTTGTTTGTTGCGGAAATCTTATTTCTCGCTGTTTAGGATCAATGGTCATTGTTTCTCTTACAATTCTGCCATCTTCGTCGACTGTGTCTCCGGCCAGTTTGAAATTGTAATTGCCGCCAGAGGTTTCAGAAAACCCCATGCTGGCTTTGCCCATGTCGCCGTCACCAAAATTCTCAGCCAGTGACTGTCTTTCAGCAGCAGAAATTGTTTGTGTTTTTTCCTTTTTTGGATCTGCTATGGCTTTGAGCAGTTCAGTATTATCCGTAGAGTCAATACCAACGGGATCTGATGAATTTATAGGGAATACAACTTCGTAGATATCTGCATATGCGGCCTGTCCATCGCTGACTCTTTTCAACTGTGTTTCATTTAATCTTGAACAGAGACTTTCTTGTCCTGACACCAAGACTTCGGCAACGGTCATACCTGTGATTTTCAAATCAGTGGTGATGTTTGTGACCACATCGCTGAATCCGGTATAGTGCATAGGCGTAGCTTCAACGGTGTATTTGCTGCCGGCTTCGTCTACTTTGAATTCTACTTTGGTTATTTTAATTGTAAAGTACTTGGTCAACTCGTCAGAACCCTTGTATACAGCACCGTCATCAGAGGATCCGTTGATTTCAAGTTTTAACAAGTAGGGACAATCATTGAGATAGGAGGGATATCCTGCATTTATGGCAGCTGCCTGCAAACTTTGTAAAAATATCCCCAAAGAATAAGGTTCATATACATCAAATTTAAAACTTGTTACATTGGTATTTCCAGCCTTCATACTGCCGCCTAAGCCAGCGGACAACGCAAAATTATCAATGAAATATTCTGGAGCTCCGTACATGGTCTGTGTACGACTGAGATCATATCTTCCCGCAGAGGACAACACAATGTTATCTAACAAATACGGTGAACCTCGATATAACTTAGGGTTGTTAAATTGTTCCGGTGTAAGGCAGGCCAAAGTCCATATAGGTGAATAAGAAGCAAATTGCTCAAGTACATTCTCATACGGTGGTCCACCTGCTGGCGGTTTGACTGTGCCAAACGATTTGAGTAAACTAGTGGTACTGGGATCTTCTACGACTTGTGCAATTTTTGAAACATTGAAACTAGCGGCATTGGCACTGATAGCATTGGTTATTTGTTTTGCTGCTCCTGTGATCAATCCTGAAGTGGTTGCAATTTGTGAAATTGCCTGACCGGCAGGAGTTAATAAATTGGCAACTGCACGACCAAGGTCTCGAATATCAGGCATATTATATTCCTATGAATCGTTCTATATTTGTTTTTTTAGGACAATATATCACGGTACCAGGAGCAAAATCGTATATGGGATCTTTGAGAATTTCCATATTACGTTGCACAAACACCCACCACAGGTTAGGATTACCATAGAGGTCGAAGGCTAGCAAATCTGGTCTATGTTTGTATTGTGTTTCAATGGTATAGGCAAAATCGTCTGCTTCGGCCGGCACAGGTCGTATGGTCAATAATTCTAGATAAGAATTGTTTGCCACAGTGTTGTAGTAAGGAGATGTTTTTTTATATGATGCCATTTTATACAAATCCTTGGCCGGCCACAATGTTGCCTTTGGCGTATTCTGCTAGATTAAACTGTCGCAGTCTTGTTCTGTTGTAGATAGGAGCCACGGTTACTGAAATTGTACTCATCACTGGCACCCATGTTGGTGCTGCACCGTTCAAAGCATGTTTGATATAGGCCGTGTCATCTTTAAAATCTACAGAGAAATTTTTAATTATCACTGGGACTCCAGAAAATACTCTAGCACCGTATCCTGTGAGATTACAGATTATAGGTGGATTACCTACATTGGGTCCGGAGCCAAAAAACATTCTTGTGGCAGTTTTTAAAAAGGTAGTGGCTTGAATCCAATATTCTGCATCAAGTTCATTTTCTACAGAAAACTCTCCAGAAATTTGTATGTCATCAATTTGACTATTCTTGTAAGCATAAAACGGTTGGTTACTGTGTACTGGATCTATTTGAGCATAATTGGCTTTGGAAGAAACTGTGATCTGTGGAAGATAGGGCCAGGTAAATCCTCCGGTGGATGACAGTCTTGAGAATGCTGTGCCGAACAGTCCAAAGTTGGCATTGATTTTTACTCTCCAGTCATTAGCGGAACCCGGTTCTAATTTCACAAACGTGCCCTGCTGACTAAATACCTCTGCACCACTAGGCAAGTTCTTTCCCCGGACCATACTTAATAAATTGTTTACCATACCAGCAGCCGATGAGACCGACTTAGCCAGTGAAGCAATACCGCCGCCAAGACCGCCACTGGCCAATCCTAGTTTGTCAAGACTTGCTCCAATAGCTGCTCCGGCATTGCTGAGTCCTCCAGCAACACCGCCAAGTGATGCAGCAGCTCCTGAAATTGCACTAGAAGCATTGGAGGCAAGTCCTTGCAGAGCACCGCCAATACCTGTGGCATTTGACGCAAGGCTCTGCACAGTGTTGCTGATACCGCCCATGGCTCCTGTGACTCCGCCTAACGCTCCTTTGGCATCATTAGCAAGATTTCCTGCGGCAGCAGTGAATCCATTAAGTCCAGTGCCTATTTCACCACTTAGCCGTCCCACTTTGGCGTTAAGTTCCGATTTCAGTGAAGCAAAATTTTCTACTGACGCATTAGCGGCGGCGGCTGCATCGGTGGCTACTGATTCAACCTGTGTTGAAATTCCTGCTACTAATTTTGCAAAAGGATTGCCCGGCCCTGCCGATGGTGTTGTTGCCCCTCCACCGAATGCTGCTGTTAATTTTTCATTAATGCCCCTATTGTTGGCAACCTGTTGGGCAGTGATACCTTCGGGATCACCGCTGGCTTTGTTGATTCGTGCAGCTTCTTGTGCTGGAGTTTCAGGATAAGAGTTACGTGCCATTTTGAGCAAATTTCCTTGTCATATAGACTATTTATTAT